TATCTACCTATAAACAGCTACGTTCTGTTAAACAGAAGCAAACGAGTGATGATGGCGAGGTAACTCGCAAGCAGAACTTAAAAGCAGTAGGTGTTGATGTAGGTGGTTCTGGTGAATCATCAAAGAAAGTATACAGAAGGGCTGACCTTATTCGGCTCAAAATGCAAGACCCAAATCGGTATGATGCACTAAGTGACGAGATCATGGCGGCATACCAAGAGGGTCGGGTTCGTTAAACTTTAGGAGATTTAATCATGGCATATCCAACACCACTGGTGACAAAAGCCACCGCAGACACGTTCATCCCCGAAATTTGGAGTGATGAAATCATAGCCTCATACAAGAAGAATCTTGTTCTGGCTAACATTGTAATGAAGATGAACTTCAAAGGTAAGAAGGGCGATGTAGTTCACATTCCCGCACCTACCCGTGGTAACGCTTCAGCAAAAGCGGCATCTACTGCCGTTACTCTGATTGCCGATACTGAGACAGAAATTCAAGTGTCTATTAACCAACACTTTGAATATTCACGTTTCATTGAGGACATCGTTGAAGCACAAGCCTTAAACAGCTTGCGCCAGTTCTACACTGCTGATGCGGGCTATGCGCTTGCCAAGCAAGTAGACACTAGCTTGATCCAATTGGGTCGTGCATTCAATGGTGCTACTGTCGGTACTAACGACTACGCAACTGCTACTGCAACAAGCAAAGCCTTTATTGGTGGTGATGGTACGACTGCTTACAATAGCTCTTCATCCAATGCTTCCGCTTTGACTGATGCCGCTATTCGCAGAACCATTCAGCGTTTGGATGACAACGATACTCCTATGGACAATCGTTTCTTTATCATTCCTCCTTCAAGCCGCAATACGTTGATGGGTCTTTCCCGTTACACAGAACAGGCTTTTGTGGGCAATGGTAATGCCATCCGTACTGGTGAAATCGGTAATCTGTATGGTATTCCTGTGTTTACATCTAGCAATGCTGATACTGGTGCTGGTAACTCCACCACTGATCGTATCTGCTTGATGGGTCACAAGGACTCTATGGTTCTGGTTGAGCAAATTGGTATCCGTTCACAGACTCAGTACAAGCAAGATTACTTGGCTACTTTGTTTACATCTGATACTTTGTATGGTGTGAAAGCACTTCGTGCAGCCGCCTCAACTGGTGCAGCTTTGTCTTCTAGCGCATATGCGTTAGCAGTTCCAGCCTAATAGTTGCCTTTTCCCCTCGCCTTAATCGGTGGGGGGATTTTTTACATCAAGGAGATTTATTATGGCAGCAGCAACAGCAGTAGTTTCCCGTAGGGGAACTGACCAATTCCGAGGTCTTTTTTCGGATACTTGGTCTGTAGTAGCAACACTAAACGCTTCATCTTTAGCTGATGGCGTGGGTGAAACAAATACCATTGCAGTACCTGGCGTGAAGCTAGGCGACATTGTGATGAACATCAGTATGGGCGTGGATGTCTCTGGCATTAGCGTTACACCTTATGTCTCAGCAGCAGATGTTGTCTCTATTCGTTTCCAAAACGAATCGGGCGGTACTTTGGACTTAGCAAGCACTACAGTTCGGTGCGTAGTGGTTCGTTTGGTATGATAAAAGGGGGCTAATACCCCCCTTTTTAATGGAGTTTTTATGGCTACTTTTAGATGTTTACAGTCTGGTACTCTAATAACTTTCACCTATCAACACGATATTGATAGCATGAAAGGTCACGAGGGTTACGTCCGAGTTGATGAGACTCCTGTAAAACCTGAACCAGCACCTGTTAAGAAGATGGGTCGTCCAAAGAAAGTAGAAAATGTCTGAGATTGACCCAAGAGAATTCGGTAAGTTAGAAGCCCAAGTCGAGGCTTTACAAGCAGAAGTCCATGCACTTCGCCAAGATATTAAAACGCTTTTAGAAATGGCTAACAAATCTAAAGGTGGCTTTTTTGTTGGAATGGCTATCGCCTCTGTTATTGGCGGTGTTATTTCATTTATTGCTACTAAGGTCATTAAATGAGCCTCTTAACTGGCATTGTGTGTCCTATTGCGACACAAGATATATCGGTTAATCTGAAGAACCGAAACAATGCCTTTGCTAAGTTTGGCTATGGGCCACCCAATCCAAATGAACAAAATGATGCGTTTTGGTTAAAGAAAGCCAAGATGTACAACTCTCCTACAGAAACAATCAAAGGTATGCGTTGTGGAAATTGCGCTGCTTTTATCCAAACTCCCAAAATGATGGAGTGCATCCTTGTTGGTCTTGAGAAAGATGAGGGTGAAAAGGAGTTATCTTATGATGAAAATTTCATTAAAGCCGCTGATCTCGGCTATTGCGACTTATTTCAATTCACTTGTGCTGCCGCCCGTACTTGTGATGCGTGGAAAGCTGGCGGCCCTATTACGAAGGAAAAACCATGAAAATGACAAAACCTAAAGAGACTAAAAAGCCAAAGACTATGCCATTGGCAATTATGATTGCTGTTGGTAAGCCCAAGATGCGCCCAATGCCCGAGCGTGGTGGTCGTACCGCTACAAACATGATGAAGAAATCAGGTCGTGGCAAATGAAAAAGACCAAAACAGAAGCCAAAATCAGCAAGGTTATGAAAGAGTATGGTGCGGGTAAGTTGCACTCAGGCTCTAAGAAAGGCCCTGCCGTAACTTCTAAGAAACAAGCCATTGCCATTGCTTTATCAGAGGCTGGCATGAGCAAGCCAATGAGGAAAAAGAAATGAAACAAGGTCTTTATGCCAATATTTTAGCCAAACAAGAACGCATCAAAGCTGGTTCTAAGGAAAAGATGCGTAAGGTTGGCTCTAAAGGTGCTCCTACTGAGGCGGCATTTAAGGCTGCGGCTAAGACCGCAAAGAAAAAATGAAATCTCCTGCTTGGCAAAGAAAAGAAGGACAAAACCCAAAAGGGGGCTTGAATGCCAAGGGAAGAGCATCGTATAATGCAGAAACTGGTGGGAATCTAAAACCTCCATTGTCGTCAGGTGACAACCCCAGAAGGGCCTCCTTTTTATCTAGAATGGGCAATATGCCTGGCGCTGAGATGAAAGATGGAAAGCCTACCCGACTTTTACTTTCTCTTAGAGCTTGGGGCGCAACGTCCAAGGAAGACGCTAAAGCCAAGGCTAAAGCGATCTCTAAGAGGAATAGTAAATGAGGCCAGTATCAGTCGGAGTTAGCCCAACAGCAAATACGCTGACAACTGTTTATACAGTTCCTACGGGTTACTACGCCAAGTTTACTGTGATGTATATTCACAACACTGGTGGTTCGACTAAACACATTACTGTTCAATGGTATGACGCAAGTGCGGCAACTACTTTAGATATTCTTACTCAATACGACTTTACTTCAAAGGCATATCTTCAGTTTGATGGTAATGCTTATATCGTTTTAGAAGAAGGCGATAAAATTCAAATTACTACTCAAGCAAGTAGTACATTCAGTTTTATTGCAACATTTGAGGTTCAGGGAGCACAACGAACATGACTTACTTAGAACTTGTTAACGATGTGTTAGTTCGCTTGCGTGAGAGTTCAGTATCTACTGTTGGCGAAACAACCTATTCTTCTTTGATTGGCAAGTTTGTCAATGATGCCAAGCGTCAGATTGAGGATTCATTCAATTGGAATGTTCTTAGCACAACAGTGACTATCACAACTGTTGCGAACACACACGCTTATTCCATGACGGGTGCGGGTCAGAAGTTTCAAGTTAACGATGCTATTAACTCTACAAGTTTTATTGGTTTAAAAAATATCAGTTTTGTGGACATGAACCGCAAACTGAACTTTGGTACTCCATCAACTGGCATACCTTCTGAGTTCACCTTTGATGGTGTTGACTCTAGTGGAGACACTAAAGTAGAGTTATTTCCAATTCCTAATGGGGTCTATACAGTCATGTTTGATTTGGCTGTACCGCAAGCGGCTCTGTCATCAGATGCTACATCTGTGAAAGTCTTGGATTATTTGGTTGCCCAAAGTGCTTATGCACGGGCTTTGATTGAGCGTGGTGAGGATGGAGGGACTGCCTCTTCCGAAGCCTACGCTCTGTTCAGGGGAATGCTCTCGGATGCCATTGCACTCGAAGGCACTCGTTATGTAGAAAACAACTTTGAACCCGTGTAATGTCTAAACCTTTACAAAGTTACAGTCTCTCAGCACCAGGCTTCTACGGCCTGAACACTGAAGACTCGCCCCTTGATTTAGGGGCTGGCTTTGCTTTGGTTGCGACTAACTGCATTCTTGACCAGTATGGTCGGATCGGTGCTAGGAAGGGTTGGGATAGAGTTAACGCTTCATCAGGTACTCTTGGTGCTAATGATGTGGGTGTCATCCATGAGTTAGTCCAGACCGATGGCAGTCTGACTGTTCTGTTTGCAGGGAATAACAAGCTATTTAAGCTAGGTACTTCCAATGCGGTAACTGAATTGACCTATGGGGGGGGTGGTACAGCCCCAACGATTACGGCATCTAATTGGCAATGTGCATCTTTGAATGGCATAGCTTATTTCTTTCAAACTGGTCACGATCCACTCATCTATGACCCCGCTGTAAGCACTTCAACTTATCGCAGAGTGTCCGAGAAAACAGGCTACACAGGAACTGTTCCTTTAGCCAACATTGCCATCTCGGCTTTTGGTCGTTTGTGGGTGGCTAACACTTCTACAGACAAAGTTACCATTACATTCTCTGATCTGATTGCGGGTCATATTTGGTCAGGCGGCACTTCAGGCTCACTTGATGTTTCACGGGTTTGGCCTAATGGTGCTGATGAAGTAATGGGTTTGGCAGCGCACAATGATTTCTTGTTCATCTTTGGTAAACGGCAGATTCTTGTTTACTCTGGTGCTTCCACACCCGCCTCTCTAGTTCTGTCCGACACAGTAGGCTCAATTGGGTGTATCGCAAGAGATACGATTCAAAGCATTGGCTCTGATGTGGTGTTCTTGTCAGACTCAGGTGTTCGCTCATTGATGAGGACTATTCAAGAGAAGTCTGCACCATTGAGAGACTTGTCCAAGAATGTTCGCTTTGATCTGAACTCATCTTTGGCAAGTGAAGTATTAGCTGATCTGAAATCTGTTTATTCAGAAAAAGAAGCGTTTTATTTGCTTGTGCTACCCACTACTTTCCAAGTCTATTGCTTTGATACAAAGCAGTCTTTGCAAGATGGTTCTTCACGGGTCACTAAGTGGGACTCTATTGCACCAACATCTTTGCGGTCACTCAGAAATGGTGACTTGTACATTGGCAAGAATGGGTATATCGGCAAGTATGGTGGTTACTTAGATGACACATCCACTTACCGATTTGCCTATTACACAAACAATGCTGACCTTGGCAATCCTAACCAGATTTCTGTTCTAAAGACTATTTCAGCAATTGTGATTGGTGGCTCAAACCAGTATTTAACGATCAATTGGGGGTTTGATTATTCTGGTGCTTATGAAGCACAGAATGTCTATATCCCTACCCAAGTGAGTTATGAGTATGGAACTGCTGAATATGGCACTGCTGAGTACACAAGTGGTATTCCAATTAAGACTTTAAGAGCCAATGCCTCTGGTGCGGGAAAGATTGTCCAGACTGGCTATGAGACAACCATCAATGATGTTGCATTGTCTTTGCAAAAGATTGAAATTCAAGCCAAAGATGGCAGAACAGCTTAAGGAGAATTACTTTGTCGAACTATACAAAAACAGTAAATTTTGCAACCAAAGACAACTTGTCGCCTGGCAATCCCTTAAAGATTGTCAAAGGTACTGAGATTGATACAGAGTACAACAACATTGCTACTGCTGTTGCGACAAAGACAGATAACTCTGCTGCCGCAATTACGGGCGGTGCAATTGATGGTGCGGCTATTGGCGGGACTACCCCAGCAGCGGGTGCGTTCACAACTCTTGCGGCATCAAGCACGACAACTCTAGCGGGTGCGTTGGTTGGTGCTGTTACTCAGGCGGCATTCAATACTGTCTCAACTACCTTAAATCTTGGTGGTGCGGCTACTGCTGTGAACATTGGTGCGGCAACAGGAACTGCCACAGTTGCTAACACAACCCTAGCGGCTAAAGCGATCACGGCAAGTACCACTTTGAATGTAACAGGTGCATCGACACTCACTGGTGCTGTAACGGCTACTGCTGGGGTGACAGGCCCGATCACATCTTCTAGCGTGGCAATCACGGGCGGCTCAATTACTGGTATTACCGATCTAGCGGTTGCTGACGGAGGAACTGGTGCTTCTACAGCCGCAGGTGGTCTGAATAACTTATTGCCTAGCCAAACTGGTAATGCAAACAAGTATCTTCAAACTGATGGCACAAATGCAACATGGGATGCCGTAAGCCTTTCTACTGCTGACATTACGGGAACTTTGGCGGTATTAAATGGCGGTACTGGTGTTACAACAAGCACAGGAACAACTAATGTTGTCTTGTCAAACTCGCCAACATTGGTGACTCCCGCATTGGGAACACCAAGTTCCGCAGTCTTAACAAATGCTACGGGTCTGCCAATCTCAACGGGCGTGAGTGGTTTGGGTACGGGTATAGCAACTCTTTTAGCTACTCCTTCTAGTGCCAATTTAGCTTCTGCAATTACTGATGAAACAGGTTCTGGCTCATTAGTATTTGCTACATCACCTACCTTAGTAACCCCTATCCTTGGAACACCCACAAGCGGCACTTTAACGAATGCTACTGGCTTGCCAATTAGCACAGGTGTTGCGGGTCTTGGAACAGGCGTAGCTACTTTCCTAGCGACTCCTAGCAGTGCAAACTTAGCGGCAGCATTAACAGATGAAACAGGAACGGGTGCAAATGTCTTTGCCACTTCTCCCACTTTGGTAACACCTTTATTGGGTACGCCTACATCTGGTGTTGCGACAAACTTAACGGGTCTGCCATTAACTACTGGTGTAACAGGAACTTTACCAATAGGCAATGGCGGTACAGGCTTAACATCAACTCCTGCCAATGGTGCTTTGGACATTGGCAATGGAACAGGCTTCACTCGCACAACATTGACTGCTGGAACAAACGTAACTATTACCAATGCTGCGGGTGCAATTACGATTGCGGCATCTGGAGGTAGCACATCTCCTGGCGGGTCTACCACTCAAGTTCAGTACAACAACGCTGGAGCATTTGCTGGTTCTGCCAATTTTACATTTGATGGAACTACAGTTACTCTCGCTAATGATACTTATGCAACCAGTGTGAGAATTGGTCGCGGTGCAAGTGCTGTTAGTTCAAATACTGTGGTTGGCTCTAACGGGGCTTTAGGCGCAATTACTACTGGTAGCGGAAACTCAATTTTTGGCCCTTATGCTGGTGCGGCAATTACCACTGGAACGAATAATTCTGGATTTGGGTATGGCGCGTTAAACGCTGTTACTACTGGAAGTGCTAATACAACATTTGGTTATTCGTCATTGCAAAAAACAACAGGCTCAAGTAATACTGCTGTAGGTGATTATTCTCAGTTTGAAAACTTAACTGGAGTTGATAACACTTCTATTGGCTCAAACGCACTTCGTGCAAATACCGCAGGTTCGTACAATACAGCCCTTGGTGACCGATCTCTTTATCTAAACACAGCATCTAACAACACTGCTGTAGGGTATCAGTCTCTTTATGCAAACACAACGGGTGCTAGTAATACAGCAGTTGGACTTTCTGCTCTTGTTGTTTGCACAACAGGTTTAGGAAATACTGCATTGGGGGCTAGTGCGGCTCAATCAGTAACAACAGGACAAAACAATGTTTGTATTGGTCGTGGCGCAGGGCTAATTGTGACAACTGGAAATGAAAACACCCTTATCGGTAGAAGCGCAGGTGAAAATACTGGCCCAACCACAGGTAGTAGAAATGTTTTGATTGGTTTGGATGCTAGAACATCTGCTGCTGGTGGTGAAAACCAACTTGTTATTGTTAGCGGCTCAACAGCAACAGGAAAAGGCGATAGCACTGGTTTTATATCTGCTAATCTTGGAAGTATTTATCAAGGAAACAACACAACCACATGGACTACCACTTCTGACCAGCGCCTAAAGAAAAACATTGTTGATAACAATATTGGTTTAGAAAAACTTACTCAAATTCAAGTACGCAACTTTGAATATCGTTTACCCGAAGAAGTTGATGCAGAACTCAAACCATCTGACGCAATCAAAAAAGATGGTGTTCAACTTGGCGTAATTGCTCAAGAATTGCAAGCCGTTTTACCTGAGTGCGTCAAAACTGAATCTACAGGCGTTATGTCTGTGGACTCAGACAATCTCACTTGGTACATGATAAATGCCATCAAGGAACTTAAAGCCGAGGTGGAAAGCCTCAAATCTCAACTTCAAGGAAACTAATCATGGAAAACCAAACTCCCGAACAAATTGCCAAGCACTACTCTGCCGCAATGGATAGCGTAAACCTAATCAATGGTGGCAAGCCAGATTTCATGTCTGATGCCGAATGGACTGCTTGTCTATCACGCAACAAAGAACATCTGCAAATCATGTTGGCTAAAGACTATTGGACAACCGAAAACCTTGCACCATTGCAAGCTGCATCCGAATAAGGAATAAATATCATGGCAATAACAAGTCAACAAATTCGGGATTTCTTGCTCAAGAATCCTGAGATGAGCGATGAGCAAATTGCAACTGCAATGCAGACATACAATGTCACTCCTGCTCAAATGGCTCAAGCTGTTGGCTTACCAGTTGCAGATGTGCAATCTCGATATAAATTAGCTGCTCCCTCTGTTTACACGGCTGAAAATGTCAATAAATTAGCGGATCAGATTCTTTCTCAAGGAACTACTCAAGCGTGGACAGGTGGATTACCTCCTGAAAAAGCCGCCTTGTATATGGCTGATGAGTTGGCTAAGAGTGGTGTAACAGACATTACTCAGGTTGCCAAAGGTGATACAGGAATCATCAATGTAATGACAGGAGATAAACTTATCTCTGGTTATGGTGAGAGAACTAAAGACAATCTATGGTCTGGTTCTTACGAAGGAAAAGGTAATACTGGTTTTGGTGTTAACTTTGATGAATCTGGTAAGCCTGTTTTCTATACTCAAGGCGCATCTTCTAGCACTTTAAAAAATGACATTCTTAAACTGGCGGCTGTGGCGGGTGCGGTATATGGTTTAGGTGGTTTTGAAGGCTTGTTAGGTGGTGCGGCAGGTGGTGCAACAGGTGCTTCAGCATTTGCAGGTGAGGCACTCGCAGATGCGGGATTGTTATCTGGTACTGGTGCGGGATCAGCATTTGAAGCATTGAATGCGGGTGCTGGTGCGGGAGCAGACTACCTTGGTGGTTCTTTAGCCAATGTTGGTGCAGCAGGAACTATTGGCAACACAGGATTGACATTATCTGAGTTGACTCAACTAGATATGTCTCTTGGCGGTTCTGGTGGTACTTTGGGTGCTTTGACACTTGCTGAGCAACTAGGTGGTTTGGCGGCAGGTACTTTAACTGGTGGATTACTGACTAATGGTGGCACTGTAACTGATCTAAGTAAAGTTACAGACCTAAGTAAGGCTACCGATTTAAGCAAAGTAACAGACTTAAGTAAGGCTACCGATTTAAGCAAAGTAACCGACTTGAGCAAGGTTACTGATTTGAGCAAGGTAACCGACTTGAGCAAGGTTACTGATTTGAGCAAGGTAACCGACTTGAGCAAGGTTACTGATCTTAGTAAAGTAACTGATTTAAGTAAAGTTGTTGATCTAAGTAAAATAGCTGGAACAACTCTAGGTACGGGTCTTTTAAATACTCTTAGTGGCAATAAAACAAACCTTAGTAATCTGTTTTCTGGCGGCCTAACAACTGCTGGTAGCTTACTTCAACAGAAAGCATCTAAAGAGGCGGCTCAAAAAGCGCAAGCAATGATTGATGCTGAAACTGCTGCTGCTAAACAGTCTGCGGCATTTAGACCAGTTGGCATGACTACAAGGTTTGGTACTTCACAGTTTGGCTATGATCCAGTAACGGGTCAAATGACAAGTGCGGGATATACGTTAGACCCACAAGCTAAGAATGCTCAAGATCGATTGGTCAAATTGGCTGAGTCTGGTCTGCAACAAGCAGAAGGCGCACAACAAGCATTTGCACCTCTTCAAACAGGCGCACAGAGTTTGTTTGGGTTGGGTAATAAGTATCTTGCTCAGAATCCTGAAGATGTTGCAAGCAATTACATGAAATCACAATTGGCACTTCTAGCACCAGGTCGTGAACAAGAGTTAGCCTTCTTACAAAACAAACTACAGCAACAAGGCCGTGGCGGTCTTTCTGTGGCTCAAGGCGGTAACTTGGGTGCTACTACACCTGAGTTGCAAGCATTTATGAATGCCAAGATTCAAGAGGATGCAAGACTTGCGGCTAATGCACAGCAATTTGGTCAGCAAAATGTGTTGTATGGGGCTGGCTTGCTTGGTCAAGGTGCTAATGCTCTGGGTAGCTACTATGGCGGTCAGCAACAGGCTTACACGCCTTACACAACTGCTTTGGGACAAGTACAGAACTTGGAGACACTTGGTCAACAACCATTTAATATGAGTAATGCTCTTGCTCAACAAACGTCTACAGCGGGTGCAAGACAAGGTCAATTAGGCTTAACAGGTGCTCAACTAAGCACTAACTTGGCAACCAGTGCTAACGCTACGGCTAATCCTTACGCTCAAGCATTGATGGCGGCAGGTAATCCAAATGCTATGTTTGGTCAGTCATTGAATAATGTTTTTAGCGGTTTGTTTGGGAACACTCCCCAAGGAAGTTTGACAACAGGCTTCACGCCTAATTCAATTCAAGCGGGAGAATATGGACTGCCTATTGATCCTAATTTTAGTGGCCCTCTTTATTATTAAGGATTCATCATGGCAGAAACTAATATAGTAGCGGGTCTGTTTGGTATGACTCCTGATATGTATCAGCGTCAGCAATATCAACAAGATTTAAAGCAAGGATATGACCTTGCTCAATTAGACCCAGGTGCTGCGGCTCGTGCTCAGTTAGGTGCTGGCATTGGTCAGCTAGGCCGAGGCTTTGCGGGTGCTATGGGCATAGAAGATCCACAACTTCAGCGCATCACACAACAAGCAGAATTGCTAAAAGGCATTAACTTGCAAGACCCTCAATCACTTGCTAATGCGGCTCAACAAGCTAATGCTATGGGTAACACTGAATTGGCAATGAAATTGTTAGCAGTTGCTGATCAAGCGCAAGCCCGACTTGTATCTCAGCAGACGCAGAGACAGGCTGCAATGGTTGAGCAAATTCGACAAGGCGCATATCGCCCAGGCACTCCAGAGCAGACAATTCCTGAAAGCGTTGTTGTAGATCAAGCAGCAGATACATCTTATTTAGAACCTGCAAGAAACATTGCTGCTGTTGCACCAAGTTACGACATTAACAGAGTTGCTATACCTCTTCAAGCTATGGGTGCGCCAGGTTATGCGGCACTGCAAGCTGGAAGAACTGCTCAAGCTTATAACGAGCCAAAGTATGAAAAAGCTGGTGATATTTGGTACAAAATTGAACAAGGAAAAGAACCAGTTGCAATTGGTGGAGTCTTTAAAAAGGGCGAAAAGCTTGCACAAAGAACAGCGCAGGGATGGTCTTTTACAAACCCAAGTGGAGATCAACAAGCTGTATCTACAGAAAACCCAATTTCTTCACTAATTGATGCAAAAGGTGTTCACTCCACAGTTGTTCCATATGCTCAAGTTTTGGCTAAAAGCTGGGGAAGATTAGACCCAGATGATCAAGACAAAGCAATGCAGCATTTAACGACTATAAACAATCAAGCTGTAAATACTGAAGCTAATCAGGGATTAAAGGTTGCGGCATTGGCTGGAATGGAAGCTTCAAGAGCATTGCAACAACAAATGACTCAATTGCATATTGATGCGGCACAAAAGGCAGCTATTGCTGCCGCTGATGGTAAACAAATTCCATTGCCATCAATGGAGAAATTAGCAAAGCAATCTAATGGTGTTTCTGATATTTCAAATTTATCATCATCATTTAAGCAAAGTTATGTTGGGTTTGGTTCTGATCTGCTTGGCAAAGGAGCAATCACAATTGCTTTGCGGTCAAGTGATCCAAAGAGCATTGAATTTGGTCAATGGTGGCAGACTTATCAAAATCAAGTAAATCAAATAAGAAACGATTTATTTGGTGCTGCATTGACAAACACTGAAAAAGCAGAATTTGATAGGGCAATTGTGACTCCTGGTATGAGTGGGCCACAAGCACAAGCAAACTTAGAACGACAAGCTTCAGCGGCTCAACGAGCATTTGAAAAGATAACAAAGGCCGCTGCCGCTGGTGGATATAGTAAATCTGCACTTGAGGCTTTATCTCCGCAAATGACATTGCCTAGTCCGTCTTTATCTGGTGGAGATTTAGCAGCACAAGCCAAAGCAGAATTAGCCAAAAGGGGTAAATAATGGCAGACTTATCTAAACTAACAGATGCTGAACTTACATCTATTGCAAACAATGATTTTTCAGCACTTTCAGAATCTACACTTAGATTTCTTGCTGGAAGCCCTGAAACACCAACAGAAAAACCATCTGCTTTTGATCGAGGACTTGGCATAGTAGCAAGAGCAATTACTCCAACTGCTGTTGGTGCAGGTGTAGGATCATATGGCGGCCCATTTGGAACAATTGCCGGAAGCATGATAGTTCCAGCAGCAGATACTTTGGGTAGTTTAATAAATGCTGCGTTATCACCATTTACAGATAAACGCTTAATTCCTACATCTAAAGGAATTCAAAATCTAATGACAATGGCGGGTGTACCAGCACCGCCAGAAGAACAAACAGCACCAGAAAGAGTTGCAAGTGCTGGACTTGAGACACTAACAAGTCTTGGTAAACAAGTACCTGCACTTTCTACATTGGCAACAACAGCACAAACACCAGTTGGTAGAGCATTTGCTTCTAAACTTGTAGCAGAGCCAGCAACACAAGCTGTTGTATCTCCTACAGCAGCCATGACAGGCCAAACAGTTTATGAAGCTACCAATAATCCAATTGCTGCTTTTTTGACAACTCTTGGAACATCTCTTATTGGTGGCTTAAAAAAACCAACAACACAGCAAGCGGTTTCTGAAGAAGCAATGGCTAAAATTGCACAAGATCGTTATCAAGCCTTAGACAAAATGGGTGTTCAATTAAAAACACCTGAGTTTGTTACTGATATGCAGTCTGCTGCCAAAGAGTTAAGGACTGAAGGATATACACCAAAAGCCTACCCAAAAGTTTCTGCTGCTATTGAAGAATTAACAAGCACGACACAACCAAAAGATTGGGTAGAGTTGCAAGCATTGCGAAAAATGATTCGTGGCGCACAAAAAAGCACTGACCCAGAAGAAAAACGATTAGCCTCTATTCTGTTAGATAAGTTTGATAATTATTTAACCAAGGTTGATATTTCTAAAGTTGAATCTGGCGATGCAAAATTAGTTGCTAAAACATGGGCAGAGGCCCGTGATGCTTATTCAAAAATGAAGAAATCTGAAATCTTCAGCGATATGCTTGAGACTGCAAAGATTGATAAAAACAAATATACACAATCAGGTGCTGAAAATGCTTTGACAGCGCAATTGCGATTACTGGCAAAAAATGACAAGCGAATGGCAATGTTTAGCCAAGAAGAACAAGATGCAATTACAAAAGCGGCTCAAGGCGATAACATTCAAAATACACTTAGATTTTTTGGAAAGTTCGCACCTACTGGTGTGTTTACAGGTGGTGGAGCAGGAAGTTTAATTGTTTATGACCCAGTAACAGGAATACCATTGGTCGCTGGAGCAATGGCGGCAAGAGCAGCGGCTACGTCAAGACGTATGGGAACAATTGATGAATTAGGTAATCAAATGCGTCTTGGTCAAACCCCACAAGTAACTGGTTCAATGACAAGAGCACTGCCAGGTTTATTTGGAAACCCTGGGCTTGCTCTTTTAGAACAACGTAGATTGCGTGAAATGTCTCAAGAACAAAATAGGTCTGGATTGCTGAGTCAATAACTGTACAAACCTCATTAGTACCAATTGAAATATTATGTTAAGTGTTTGGCAAGCTTGGCTTAAAAAATGAAAGATTGGACTGTTGCTGTAACTAGCGCAGTCCTATTTTGTGTGACTGTCATCTGGTGTTTTTACATTGTTGTTTGGGCAATTTCGTGAGATGGCTAATAGCACTTGTTTTAACTTTATCGATTCACTCCACGGGTCAAGACCTTTGTAGTGTTCGAGAGTTTTATGGGATAGCTTATACAATACATAACCCGTCAGAGCGTCATCAACAAATGTCTGCTTGGTTAACAAAACACAAAACATTGTGTAAAAGTTCCGACATGACTGTGATTTGGAATAATCTGAGTGAATGGGCGGGTGCGGCTGATAGTGCTGAGTTAAGACATAAAATTGTTATTGCTTACAAGGATGCTTTATCAAGGGAGAAGAAATGATTGACACAATCAAATTATTCCCAACTGTTCAACCATCAGGGTATCCAGATAAGCACGATCTTGCTCAAAAAAGACTAGAAAGACAACATGAAGTTAACAAAGCAAACGAGTTAGCCAAGCAGAAGCAGACAGAACTGCAAGATTTAGAGTTTGAGATTTACACTAAAAAAGTAGTGCAAGAGCGTCTTCGTATGGAGATATTTCAGAACCGAAAACTGGACATATACGCATAATGGTTACAAGAAAACCCCCAGCCAAGGTAGCGCCAGTTAAACGGCGTATGCCCAAACCAAAGGCAGAACAGACAATCAATGTGTCTGTTGCCGCACCAGCTTCTGCACCCAAGTCTGAAGCCAAGAAAGACGATAGTACGCTTGGCAAAATCATAGGTTTGATTGAGTGGGTGGATAATCCTTTCAAATTGTTCACAGTCATTCTCTTAGCGTTTCTAGCGTTTGCTGGCTACTTTGCGTGGGACTCTAGGCAAGTGCTTCTTCACGCAATTACAACGCAAGACAAGATGCCTCAACTGGCAAAGCAGGAGAACTTGCTTGCCCCAGCCCGTAGCCTAATGAAAGATGTAGATGGTTTAGTTGTATTGGTTCATAAGGCCAACCTAGCAACAAACTCACGCACTACTGTTCTGGCCTTGAACGCTGACGGCTCAAGAGAGAAATCAATGGAAGGCACAGTAACTTCACTTTTTAACGCATCAGCAGATCGCAACAGTGCTATGGTTGCTATGCTTAACGGAGAGGTGCTGTGCGAAGAGTTCAACTCATCGTCTAAGGTGGGCGAGTGGGGTGTTAAACAGGGTGTAAAGTTTATGTGCCGAGGCTCTATCCCCCCAGATATGGGCAAGTTTGCAGGGTATGTAGCCATTGGATTTAAAGACAAGCCAGAGGATATTGCGGCACTCAAGACCCGCATTAACTTGGCTTCAACTGATATGTCGGAGGATTGATTATGTTTGAAGTTTTAAGCGGTGGTTTACTAGGCTCTATTTTTGGCGGTATTTTTCGATTAGCGCCCGAAGTTCTTAAATGGGTGGATAAAAAGAATGAGCGTCAGCATGAACTCAATATGTTCAAGTTCCAATGCGACTTGGAAGCACAGCGTGGTCAGCAGAAGTTAGCTGAGATAGGCGCACAAAGAGAGGCCGCAATTGACGTAGGTGTCATGGATGCCTTCAATAACGCCATTACACAGCAAGCAGAGATGGTTAAGGCAGCAGGTGGATGGGTAGCCTCACTTTCTGCTTCTGTGCGTCCTGTGGTCACATATTGGGTTCTGTTTGTTTGGTCATTTATTCACGTTTGGTTTGCTTGGAACGCATGGTTAGCGGGTGCGCCAGCTACTGAAGTATTTAAAACCATGATGACCCCTGACTTTTCTGCTTTGCTCTCAGGAACAATTAATTATTGGTTTTTAGACAGAACTCTTGCCAAGCGTGGAATATGAACTTAGAACTAGCCGCTGCTTTATGCCGTCAGTTTGAGGGCTATAGAGCCAAACCATACCTTTGCCCTGCAAATGTGGCAACGATTGGTTATGGTTCTACCTATTACGCTGACAAACGCAAGGTGACTTTAGAAGACCCGCCAATGGATGAGCCAACAGCTAGGGCGCTTTTGATGATTGAGTTGGAGCATACCTACTTGCCTGGTGCTTTGCGTAACTGTCCAATTCTTGCAACAGACGAGCGAAAATGCAATGCCATTGTGGATTTTTGTTACAACCTTGGGATTGGTCGTCTTCAAACCTCAACCCTCAAACGCAAAATTAACGCAGGAGATTGGGAAGGGGCAAAGGAGCAACTGATGCTTTGGAATAAAGGCGGCGGTAAGGTTCTAGCAGGGCTGACCAAGCGCAGAGTTGCTGAGTGCGCTCTTATTCTTTAACCACCGCCCTGTAAGCCTCTATAGCCGTCTTCAGATCGCACTCAAGTTGCTGAATGCGGTCATCCTGTTCGCACAGTTTGACGTAGCACTCCCCTGCAAAGTCAACCAGGCTCTCGCGCTCCCAAATGTCAAACTTGGGCATTTGCATTTGGCGCTTGCGCCAGCCACTTTGGTTAGTCATTGGTTTCTTTCTTTGAAGGTGCGTCCAGTTCACGGCGGTAATACTTGGCTGGCATCTTGGCGTTCTTATCTAACTGCTTACGCAACCACTCAGCGCCGCCAAGTTCTTGCAAGATCATCCAATGCCTATCTGACATTCGGACTTGTCTCCCTAGTAATGGTTCAGGCGGTTTGGGGCGGGGCATTTACCTAACTCTCCTAAGAGGCATATCCATGACACGCTCTGGGGGTGGTGGTGGCATACCCTCACTAGGAGGAGTCCAACCATGCTTGCGCCAAAGGGCTTGCACATCCGATCCGGACTCCCACTTGAAATCCTTGGCAGGTGTAGACGGGTAACTAATCTTTGAATATGGTGGTTTTTCTAACATGATGTCTCCTTAAAAGGGGATTTGATCCCATTCCCAATGTTCGCACTCAACTGTGCCAGTGATCCACTCTAGCGGTGGTTTTGCTCCAAACTGCTTACAAATGCCTGTCTCAAAATTATTACATTGTCGGCAATTGACTTGGATGGTGTTGATCTGCTTGACCTGACTGTCCAAATGTTTCTTGATGGCGCTTAGTTCAATAAAATTCATGTTGTTTTACCTCGGTGTATTTTCCATTTTTACGGGTCAAAATTCTGATTGGTTCTTTAATTTTGTTAAATAAAGTCCATGTAAATGCCTCTTGCGTCCCAGACGGGATATGCGTTCTTTCCCTGCGAAGCCACCAGTTCTCGGCCTTTTGCCTAGCATAGCCAATGTGACTGAAACAAACCCATTCAGTTGCAACCATAAGCAAGCCAGCGTAGTAGTCCACCCTTAATGAGTCGGGCTTACCCTCTTTGCGGTGAACGGCGTAGCCAACCTTGGTTACATCGTGCCAAACAAAGTCATCGGCGCTTGTCCGATTTGACAGAAGCGCTGCAAGTGAAACCCTTGCATCAAGGGGCTTTTGTTCTTCTTCCCTGATCTGGCCTTTACAGTGAATACAAACAAGAGCTGCGGGTGCATTGCGTTCACCGCAATTGGGGCAGATGCTGTAGGGCGCTTCTTGAGTGCCTGACCTCTTTTTAGCCCTGCCTTGGATGGTGTCCACTGGCCCAAGGCGCTCAACTGTGTCGGTGAAGTCAAGCACCAGGCAATCTGTCTTGCCATCTGCAATTCGAGTACCCCTGCCCATGCCCTGCACATAAAGCACTGGCGACTTGGTGGGCCTGCACCAAATAATGCAGTCTACGTCTGGCACATCAAAGCCAACCGATAAAGCCAAGACAGTTACCAAGCAGTGAATCTCGCCATCCCTAAACTGAGCAATCAGGTCTTCGCGCTCCTGCTTGGGGGTTTCACCACAGACAACGGCGCTCACAATGCCTCGGTAATTTAAGCGATCTGCAAGGCTTTCAGCGTTTTTGACACTCGGTGTAAAGGCGATCCATTTCTTGCGCTCTGAGGCGATTTTGATAGCTTCTGTGGCTACTTTGGACAGGTATTTTTCAACCTCTCGGGAAAGTTCGCCAACCTTGTAGTCGCCGTTGGCTATGCCAACATTGCTGGCATCGATGCGGGTTTCAATGCGATCTGGCGGGACAAGTGGTGCAATGAACTTGGCATCGAGCAATTCGCGCATAGAGACACGGCTTGCAATGCCTGTGAACAATGGCTCATCCCCATCGGTCAGCCAAACGCCATTGCCCCTAAAAGGCGTGGCGGTCATGCCAACAGTCCTGAACTCGCACAACTCACTCAACTTGGACAAGAAGGTGCGGTACATCCCTGCATCCCCTGCCTTCTGGCTCACCAGATGAGCCTCATCAATCACCACAGCCTTGATGTTGCCAAGCAGGTGAGATGCCTTGTGGATGCTTCCAATGGTGGCAACAATCACATCTGCTTGGTGTTGCTTCTTGCCCAAGCTGGCGCTGACAAAGCCAACGCTGATGTTTGAGGGAAGCAAGGCTCTGAGCTTGGCAGCGTTCTGCTCGGCAAGTTCCTTGGATGGCACAAGCACCACAGTTCGAGGGTGAAACAGAGGCCATTGATCCCACATTTGGCGCACAATCTCAGCGCAGATCACAGACTTGCCTGCGGCGGTGGGTAGCACCAAAAGAGGGATGTCGTGATCCTCTTGATGTTTTGTCCACCAAACAAACAGGTCTGTAACTGCGCGGGACTGATACTCACGAAGGATCAAGTTCGCGCTCCTCAAGCATGACATCTGCCAATTTATAAGCATCTCGCGCTAGGTCATAAACATTGGGCTGACTTTGGTGAAGCAGGCCAATGATCGCTTGGGCGGCAAAATAGTCTCTCAATGTAATGTGGTCAATTGGTAGATTGTTCATACGAACCTTGCATTATGTTGTTTACGCAGATCAAGGGCAAACTCGTCCACCAAGGCGGTCTTGTCTGTGCAGGCGTGGATTTCTGCGCTACTGATGTGATCAAAGTTTTTGTCTGGATCACCATTGATGAACTGTTTGCCATCTGCCATTTTGTAGATCACATTGTCACTTTGGTCAAGGTCAACTGGATGGCCTGTTTTGGCAAGCAAGATGGGGATATAGCGGTGATCATTGCAACCTTTTCGTTGCATTCCTTCTGACAAGACTGTGCTGTGTGAGGCGCATGACCAAACTGCATTGCCACCCAATTCAGGCGTGGCGTGAACGCATGAACGGCACGTTGGCATAGGGACATCTGTGCCGTGGCAGATAGCGTGGTAGTCGCAGAACTTGCACTCAAACCAAGTTGGATCGGTAGACACTCCAACTGGTGGCTCGGGCGCGGTAATAATAGCCATAGCCTTGTTCACCAGTTCTTGTGCCTCGCACTTGTTGTACTCTAGGCGCTCGGTGTAGATGTCATCGTTGTCTTTGTTCACCACAAAGTAAAGCGCCCGTTGGCAGCCATCTGCTCCAAACTGATCGATGCTCCACTTCATGTATATTTGCATCTGCGCGTAGTGTTCGGGCTTGGCCTTCTTTACGCCATTTTTCTGCATATCTTTAAACATCTTGTCAGATGCGGTTTTGATCTCCAACAAGTGCGGTGACTTGGGCGCTTGCGGCAGGCCCGTGATGATGCCGTCCGCATTGCCCTGAAAGTGGTGACCAGTTGCGGGTTCGGTGAATGACCACTGCTTGCCTGTGGTGGGGTTGATTTGGTAGACAGTGCAACCAATGGCTGCCAAGTCTGCATAAACCCTTGGCTCTTGCAAGTGACCAGACTGAAACACTCGGTAAAGCCTGCCAGAGAACTGAGCAGGCTTAGACCACCGAAATGAGTACCAATGTTGGCGCAGACAAGGCTTGCCAATGCTTGACGCACCAAGGTAGGGGCGTTGTGACTCTGAGCCAAACTTTGCCTTGTAGAAGGCAAAGATGGCATCAGCCACAGGATCAGTAACTGATTGTGGAAGTAAAGCCATTATTTTCTAGCCCAAGCAGGTGCTTTAGACTTGGCGGCTTCTTGC